CTAATATTATCAGCCGTGAAACTAATTGTACCAGTAGGAGCAATACTAGTTAGATGACTGTTGCGTATACCAGACTTAGCTATCCTATCTTGTAGGTCTGGTGGAAGTTTCTTTACATACCCACTCTTTAAATATTCAGGATTGTAAAAAGGAAATGCTCCCTTCTCTTTAGCTAGGTTACAACTAGCTTCTACGGCTGTATAAGATAAAGCTCTGCCTATCTTTCTTGTAAAGCGTACAGCTTCATCTGATCCATACCGTAGACCTACCATCGTAAGACAGTTAGCAAGACCAGTGATACCTAATCCCATCCTCCTTTTATTCTTCGCTTCAGTCTCTTGATCTGGTAGTGGATAACGAGTACGGTCAATAACATTGTCCATTGCACGTACCACTGAGAAAATATCTTCTTTAAATATATCAAAGTTAAACACCTTATTCTCTACATATTTAACTAGGTTAAAACTACCTAGTAAACAAGCACCAAACGGTGGAAGGGGTTGCTCACCACATGGGTTGGTAGCTTCAATAGTTTCACAATACCAGAGGGGATTGTCTTGGTTTATTCTATCTATAAATAGAACTCCAGGTTCAGCCCACTCCCAATTAGCTCTCATAATTTCATCCCATAAAGCTACAGCATTTATTTCTTTGTATACTGTATCATTAAACTTTAATTGGAATGGAGTATTCTTTATTACAGCTTGCATAAACTCATCAGTAACACCTACTGATATATTAAAGTTAGTAAGTTTATCTTGGTTCTGCTTGGCCCTAATAAATTGTTCTATGTCTGGATGGTCTACACGTAAGACTCCCATCATAGCTCCTCGTCTGTGACCAGCAGAGACTATCGTTCTACAAACCGCATCAAATATATGCATAAAAGATACAGGCCCACTAGCGGAACTATCAAGGCTAACAATCCTGTCACCATCAGGGCGTATGCGACTAAAGTCATAACCAATTCCACCGCCTCTCCGCATTGTCTCAGCCGCTTCTGTAGCTCTTGCCATAATGGATTCCATACTATCCTCAATGACTCCTGATACAAAGCAGTTATAGGCTGTAACATCCCTTGGACTCCCCATTGCTGACTGAACTCTACCTGCTGGCATAAACCTTTGATTTAAAAAGATTTCTTTTATTTCTTGCCTATGATCTTCATCGTCTGACATAGCAGACGCATTACGATTAGCTGCTTCTTCAAAGCTCTCATTTGGTAAACGATATTTAGTTGCGTGTAATTCTTCACAGGCTTGAACTTGTGGACCGTACCCCATTACTTCTTCTCCTTTAACTCTATAAGTTTTCTATTATACCATTCTGCTTTCTTTAAATCTTCCGCACCATTCTTGTATCTATATCTCCATAGATACTTCATAACATTTCCCTGTAGGTAATACTCAAAGCCTTCATCTAATGCTGCTTCAATAGCATCAATACATTCTATACCAGCTTGATTATAATGTACAGGATTATTTACGTTATCTTGATTGGAAGGTCTTTTCTTAGGATGAGGTTTATCTTCTGTCGGACTTTCCTCTTGTGTTTTGACTGTATTAATTGTTGGGCGAACACTCTGGTATCCTCGTAGTCTATTCCAGCGTGATCGCATACTGTTATATAATCTTTGCACGTTACCCCCACACTGGCAAAGAACCATGCCTTTGCTCTCTCTCTATTTTCAGTTATCATATCAGTTTCAGTTTCAAATTTAGGTTTACTTGCGTCAAGTAAAGCTTGTAAGACAACAGCAATAAACAGGCATTGTTCTGGCCTGTCACGTTGTAGTTTCTTTTCTATAGTATAGAGAAGATTTGTTCTCTTATTTTTTTTAGTCGTAATCTTCATAGAAATAATCTTCTAAGAATTGTTCTGCATCTAATACTACCAAAGGCTTTCTCCTGTTCATTTTAATAAAAAGAATTGGTGGTAAATCACCATGACTTTGTGCTTGGTCTAACATATTATAAATACCAGTAAACTTTTCTTGGTTCTTACACTCAATAGAGAAGGGGAACAGATGTTCACACATACTACTCAATTTAACATCTGCCCCATTCTCTCCCATGATAGCTGTAGTAATCTCTTTATCTAGCTCATGGGTATTATCTTCATCCAAATATTCTATTAGTTTACTTCTAACCCAGTCTTGTAGCTTACGTCCTTTAGCTTTGGCTGAAGATGTTTTCATTTTACGTAACCTTTAATCAGGGGAAGGAAGATAGACAAGAACAAAGCTATTACATTCAGGACAAGATAAATTAGTAACCATCATATACTCATTACTTGTAGCTGGATAATCGCCTTCTTCTATATCGTGATCTCCACCCCATATTAATTTAGTCTGACAGTGCCAGCAATTCATTTTATACTCTTATCTCTGGTACATCTGGAACTTTACTCACACGAGTAAGATATACTTTACCTCTCTTATAGTTAAAAACTCGTAATCCTACTCCACCATTAACATCAGACCAACAATCCTTTTTATACGAACAGTAAGAACAGTTGACATTTAGTTTATAATTACCTGACTTACCTTCTGGTATATCAGAGTAACATCTAGCAGGTGGGGTAGCTGACTTAATCATTCCTTTCAAATATTCAATACGGTGGGATGTATCTGCAATCTCTAATCCATTAAGTTCCATCCAACATAACTCACCAGAAAGTTTATTCATTACTAGAAAGCCAGCTTCATCTGCCTTCTCTGCTGTAGCGTATGAAGACAGTTGATCTATATAACCAAATGGATCGTCACTATATAATACCTTATCTTCAAACTTTCTAAAGCTCATAGGTGATGCTGACTTAACATCAACCAAGATATTATTTATACGTCCATCTATATGTCCTTTAATTCCTCCTAAGTTAGTTTCCTTTTGTCTATCTGTTACCTTATGCCCTGCTAATTCTGCAAAGCAGAAGACTAATTCCTCAATGATATGACCATACAGGAATTTAATAGGATCATTATCTTGTAACTTTTCTCCTTCTACATTTTGAAATTGATACCATAGTTGTCTATCAGGATACCCAACATTAGACATCCTAAGTCTAGCTCTATCTTTATCCTTTCCCATAATAGAAGTTGTAAGTTGTTCACGTATATTTTCTACACACGTATCAATAATCTTATCTCGTTTACTGTCCGATAGTTTACATCCCTTATCTTCTTTAAAGAGATTGTATATATCTTTAATCAAGGAAGTTATTTTTTTCATAATAAAAAGTGGGGAGGATATACGTAACTTTATATACCCTCCCCCTCCAAGTTAAAGGTTAAGCTGAAAAGGGGATGTCTTCAGCTTCATCGGAAGTAAAACCGTCAGGGACTACATCAAACGCATCGTCCTCTTCGGTTGAGTACGGCACTAATTCGGTCACTTGTACCGCACGTAGATCGGCAGAAACACCAGTCTTCCCACCGAAATTCCACTCAAACGGCTCATAAAGTACATTAACTTTAGAACCATTACCAATCATAGTCTCCGTAACCAGACGCTTGTTAGCATCCACCACATTAGGCTGACGATTAAGATTACCTTTATTGTTACGAACCTTACGCTTGATCGTAACAAAGTCTTCCTTCTCATCACCCTTGTTCTTAACAGTTAGCCCATCCTTCTGAGCTTTCTTTTTGTTAAGATCATCAAGATTACCGACATCAATAGTCCATACACCATCAGCATCGAACTTGGTGTTAGGAGTGATAACGGAAGCCCAATAAGCCGTACCTGAAATTACTTTACTCACTATATTTCTCCTTCATATGAGGTTTGTTGATGATAACAGGATAACAAATCGTATCGTAAATGTCAAGCGTTATTTTTTCTCCTTTCATAATTCATATATCTCTAAGTAGTTACACTACGTTACACTACTAAGAGATATATGTTAATGTGTTTCAGCCCATGTAGTGCCGACCTTATATTCATTGTCGAGTGGGCATTTTACATTTAGTATTTCTTGTGTTTCTTTCATAGCTTTCTTTGTAATATCACAGAACTCTTTGATATCTTTATTGTGTACTTCAAACTGGTATTCATCATGGATAGATGCAACAAGTTTAACGTCAAGATTCTTTGAGTGATCCATCATCTGAACCAACCATTGCTTACAGATAACTGCCCCTGCTCCTTGGATTAAAGTATTTAAAGCACTGTGAAAGTTTCTTACATGAAGTTTTCTTCCATCTATACCAGGAATTATCTTATTCTTTTTAGCGGCTACATCTACTCGTGACCGTAGCTTTTGTAAAGCAGGAACATTATGTAGAAAATTATCTATTAATTTCTGCCCTTCAGTAGACCTAACACCAGCTACCTTACCAATCTTCGCTGCACCAGCCCCATAAATTAAGGCATACAAGAAGGTCTTTGCTTGATCTCTTGTCTCTAAGTTAGCCATTTTTTGATTAGCTGTATGTATATCACCTTCGATAACTTCTCTAATATAATCTTTATCTCCCATGTAATGAGCCAAAGCTCGTATCTCTAGTCCAGATGCATCTGTACCTACTAAACTATAGTTCTCTGGATCGGAGACAGTCCAACAATCTCTGCACTCTTTACCATACGGTGAGTATACTGCTGGTATTTGTGCCATGTTAGGACTGTTATGAGCCATGCGTCCTGTTATAGTCTTTAATGTCATCACTCTTCCATGCACTCTGCCATAGTTGTCTACGGCAGCTATCCATTGTTTAATTTGTGACACTCTCTTTTGTAGTAATAAGTATCGTGAAATTAATTTAGCTTCGGGGATATTTACTGTCTCTAGTATCTCATCACTAACAGCAATGCTTCCTTTCTCTGTTCTTAACTTTGGTTCCCATCCCTTCTCCATTAGTTTTTCTGCTATCTGTTGACGAGAAGCAGGATTGAATTTATCTACATGATCTAATAAAGGTTTACCAGTTTTCTTATGAAACCTTTTAGTAACCACTGTCGGAAATGCTTCCTCTAACTTTTGCTCTAGTCCATCACACTCATCTTGAAATTTATTCATTAAAGTCATAGCTCTTTGCTCATTAAGATAAAATCCGTTATCTTCTTGTTCGTTAATTAATTCCCTTATCTTATGTTCTAACTTTATAGATTGAGGAGAGAAGCTACTACCTTCACTCACTAAACGCTTTAATAGTTTAAGTGTAACATCTACATCTCTATTACAATACTCCAACATATGAGGAGTATATAATGTAAAATCTTCTGGAGGATTTCCTTTTGGAAAGCCTAACCTTTCTCCCCATGCCGCTAGTGAATGTCCTTTCTCTCGTACAGGATTAAATAACTGTGATAAGATCAGAGTATCCACAATATTAGACATAGGAATGTTAGCATCAGTAAGTTTATTAATAATGCGTCCATCAAATGATACTCCATTATGCATATAGAATTTATCTACTTCCTTAGACCACTGAGGAAAGATAGTGTAACACTCATCCTGAACGAACTCCTTTACTTCATTAGTGTTTACATCCCTTGATACTATACAGTGTATCGTGCTTGCATCAAGAGCATCAGTCTCTATGTCCAGTACTATTCCCTTGCTCATCTAACTCTCCTCTCAGTCGAGCGTGTTCTATGCGGTGACAATTAGCACAGAGCATTAAACATTTATCTAATTCTTGTAGTATTTCAAAGTATTTACTGTTAAGTAAAACATCTATCTTTCTATCTAGTGCATCACTAATTTCAAAATCTTTTTTATTCGGATCAGTATGGTGAAACTCATATACCCCATCATAAGGATATGAGACACTACAATGTTCACACTTTCCTCCTTTGTATAAAATTAAAGCAGCTTTTGATTGTTGTCTACGTTTTCTCCTAGCTTCATTCTGTTGTTTACGATATCTCTTATGGTATTTTTTATAGTGTTCTCTTTGATACTGTCTTTGCTTTTCTTTATCTTTATAAGGCATCGTCAATCCCCTGTAGTTAAACATTCCCAAGAGGTAGGGAAGTGTTCCCTAGCTAATGACGATATCTCATGGGCAATAAACCTAGTCTCAAGTTGGGTATCTTTTTTACATCGTAGGTTAC